CTTTTTCTTTTGGACTGAGCGTGTTCCATACCTCATAGAGATCATCTGCGGTGTCGGTGACAAACTGCAAGAGGAACTTCTTCATCTCTGTGGTGGTCTTCGTATGATTTCCTTTTTTAAGTTTGCCCAAGTTATTACCAGCGCCGAAGCGTCCTTTGTCATCACGATTATAGACCGGAACGATTCCGATTTCTTCGGAATCGTCAGAAAGCTGTTCTACGGTCCCATCGTCAGCATTCAATAGATCGTCAAGTGCATCTTTATCAGGCATTTATGAAATTGTTTTGTTTTAAGTAGTCGCGGAAGTATTCCTTGATCATCGCAACCTTCGAACTACATCTGCATACTTTGATCTTCCTACCCGTGTATTCATTATAAAGCTCGAACATCCGTTTGTTCTGTATTGTATTTCTTTCCATTGAGATTAAATCAAAAATTTCTTCCATATTTTAAATTTTAAATTTTAATTATCCACCTCACAGTCTTTTCTGCCACCAGGGGTATAAGAGCTAGGCATAGCATATTGGGCTCGACCTGGAGCTCCTGTGTGATCCAGAGGAGGCACGTGAGGAACGCCGTCCAGGTGCCGAGACAGAGGCCGCACTCCCAGAAGGAATAATCAGACAGACCTAATCGATCTAAGAGATAAATGTAGGGCTGACTGGTTATGACGATGCCCAAGATTATGCCTATGCAGCTAGACATTGTTATTACTTCTAATATGTTCATTGTATGTTATCTTTGTACCCGTAGGGCAGTTGTATGCACTCCTGGAGTCGTAAAGACGTTACAACTAACAATACTGTGCAAAGGTCCTACTGTGTATCAAAAGCGAGAGGACCCTACCGGGTCCTCTCTGTGAGATAATAAAAATAAAACAGGAAAAATGGCATTAGAACCTGAATCTATTATTTTATTAATGAATGATGATTTTGTTTCACTGCCGGTCCGATTCGGCGTGGTAAAAGCTGCCTCCCGCTTAGTCGGATTTTAGTTTTACCCTAGCCGCCCTTGGACAGGGAATAAAAAATGAAAAAGGGCGGCTTAGGATTTTCTTTTTTAGAAAAATCCGACTCACAAAATCAAGAACGTCAACAGTTTAAACAAGGTAAAGGGGATAAGGGTAAGTAATAAATTATATATTATAGGGTACTATAAAAGGTAGAATAGGCTCGTATGAGCTCTATGGGCCGTATGAGCCTATGGTAATATGTAACACATGCATTTTTCACCCCCTTTCGCCCCGAATATTTAATCGTTTGATAATCAATATATTGAATTAAAAAAACAAAATATCGTTGAAACTTTTTAAAAACAGAGATATATAAATAAAACAAACAAATTTAAAACAAACAACTATGAAAAAACTGCCACAACCGAAGTCTTTGACTTCACAAATTCGAGATCTATTAACTGATATGAAAGTCGGCAGCATCGAGACTTATCACACGGACAACAGGAACTACACGTCGTTCAAGCAGATGTTATACAAAGAGATCAACAAAATGCCGAATGGCGAATGGATCACCAAGATTAACTACGAGGAGAACTTGTTGATGATCATCAGAATAAAATAAGACAAACTAAAAATGAAATTAGAAAAAGAAGATTTATCAAGAGCGTTCGCCCAGTCCGACATATTGAAGTACTTCAGGCATTTTCTTGCGATGAAAAACTACACATACAATTTGCACACTGGGTTTGTCCTATCTAATAACCGAGATACTGAGAGAGAGTTGGAGACGGAGTTCAGGACGTGGGTTACCGTGATAAGAGCAGACATTAAATTGACCGGTGGTGTACCGGGACTGTTCAATGCCACGTTGGGTCCATCAGATGCCATACGTTTGTACAAGTCGGAGGAGTACACCAGGCACATAGGATTGATGAAGTCAAAATTGACGTACGATCCAGCGAAGCGAGAAGTGGCTCTTGACGAGTTAAGGCGGTTCACACACATACTGACCGGCGACAACAAGGAGTTAGACGTCGCTGCGCTGTACAGTTTTATCTGGCAGGTTAAGCGCAAGTTCTTTGAGTTGCCAGTCGTACATCACATCATGCCGATATTGTACTCTAACATGCAGGGCTCTGGAAAGACACAGACCATGCACAGGATCACGTTGACCAAGACAGACTGCAAGGGTAACGAAAGTAATATCCTTCTGCCGCTAGCTGCATCAGTGAAGAAATCTGAGGGGTTCGATGAGCGCAACAGACACCTGTTCGCGTCGTGTAGCATAATAAAGTTGGACGAAGTTGAGATAGAGAAGGATCAGTATAATGTGGTGAAGTCGTTGATCACCGATGATACCGTACAGTGGCGACCGCTGCGTACCAACGATGCCATAACCCGTAAGAACAGGGCTACTTTGATAGCGACGTCAAACCTACCACTGGACTCTCTAGTATTCGACGAGTCCGGTGTCAGGAGGTTCTACCAGATCAACGTGCGAAAATTCGACATACAGACACAGGAGGGCTTGGTGCAAGCTTCTGAGCAGGAGGAGTCGCTGACGAACATAAGGTACGAGGATATATGGAGCGGGATAGACGAATCGTTGTCATACAAGGACACATATCATGCGAAGTTTGCGGAGCAGTTTAATGTCGTCGCCGAGATCACCAGGAACAGGGGCGACTTTGAACTGTATCTGAACGAGGCAGGAATATCTGCGGGAGGCGATACGTTCATCCGTACGGCCTGGATAAACGCAGAATTTAAACAATGGGCATATAACAACACCAGCGTCAAGTGGTTCAAGAAGGACTACAAGAGACACTTCACAAAGATAGGTCTAAACCTAGTAAAGACTGGTGGTCACGAGGGATATTACGTGACGTTGTCAGAAGAAGCAGCAGTTGCCTATGCCAACTGGATAGGGTACGACGAGACGAGGTACAAGATAGGAATATAAAAAAAATCAAAAACAAGATGATAGACTCAAGACTTTTTTACGAGACGCTGTTCGACCCAGAGGACAGGACGTGCTTCGGCATGATGACGACGCCAGAGGGAAAGATCCCTGGCATTTACAATACGAAGCTGCAGTGGGCGTCTGCAACGCACTACCAGAAGAGGAATTACTTCACGATCAATCCTATGCACACTTCGAGGAAGAAGACCAACGTCATGAAGTTCAGGAATTTCATGGTGGAGATGGACTACCACACGCTGGACGAGCAGAAGAGATTGGTAAAGGCGTCGGGACTTCCATGGAGCACGGCAGTATTTTCAGGCGGAGACAGCATTCACTTCATCGTCAGTTTGGTCACACCACTTGCGAGCATCGAGGAGTACAACAAATTGGCACACAGGCTGTACGCGGCTATGGAGATCAAGAAGATGAAGGAGGATCAGGGCAACAAGAATGCAACGAGGTTCTCGCGAACGCCTAATGTATTCAGAGAGGACAAGGGGCAGATACAACACCTGCTCAAGGTTAACGGGCGGATCGATAACGAGGTGTTCTTCGACTGGGTCAGTAAACGGTTGGCATACCTCGGTATAGACGAGGCGTCTTTCGAACCTAAGGTTTACCTCGCGCCGACCAAACCAGAAGGAGCGGAGGAGATGTGTGATGACGACAAGTATAAATGGGTCAAAGAGTACTGGGTGAAGGGACACGTGATGGAGCGGAACCGACACATGTATCTGTACATGGTTGCGTCTGGCTGTAACAAGGTAGGCATCAGCCCGAACAACGCGAAGTACTACATGACAGAGCTAACGGGATGGTCAGGGGGGGATGGCGGCCGTGACGTGTCGCAGGCGGAGGTGGACAAGCAGGTGGACGATACGTACGATGCGAACAGATCAGAGCACGCCGCCATATTCTTGAACAAGCCGATGACGAAAGCCGAGTTCAAAGCAAAGAAATTGAAAGAGAAAACCGAATTGTATAACACCAAATATAAACTAAACGACTATGACTATGGAATTTAACAATAGAGAGTTCAGAACGCAAGCAGCAGCAAAGCAGTTTTACAAAGAACTTATCGCAAGAAATAAAGATTGCGTCTTGAAACCTGACGATATCAAATCAGGATTACTTGTTCATGTATGACTTATTTCAAAACCACCCGACGGCTAAACGCAAGGAGGATATTGCATATTTTGAGATTAAGTTATTTAATTACGAGAATGTGCATACGGACTATTCCTCTTTTGTAGTCTATACGGATGGGACTGAGACTAACTTCAGTTATAACTGGAAAATCTAAATCCGATACTATACAGAAGGTATACAGAGCAGCGATACAGGACACGATTTTAGCGTATAGAATAGATCATGGTCACAAACAATGTTGTTATATAAATCATATCGGTCCGTTAGTTTCTGGCACTGACGTGGATCACGCACATCCAAAGACGTTCAAATCTTTGATGAACGATTTTGCTAAAACAGAATCTTGCACGTTGGATCATAAAGATGTAGAGCAAACAGCACGATGGAAAATATATCACGATAAGCATTGTCATCTTAGATGGGTGTGCCGTACGTGCAACAACAGCACGATCAAACAAGATATTAAGAAGGAGAAACTGACTAAGAAAAACAGATATACTGAATATGATCTGTTTTTAGAACAATTAAAAAATAAAAACCAAGAACAATGAAAAGAAAATTTGACGAGTACGAATTGCAGGCGATCCGATCCAACATCAAGACGATCGAGGAGTACGCTATTTTAAAAACGACACAGGGCGTTCCTAACGTGTCCAAACTGATAAAGGTAGGTAAGCGCGAGAAACTATCGATATGTTACACCAGGTGTGACGATTCATACTTCCTCGAGCTGTCTAACGCCGAGTGTAAGGCGATCATGATCGAGTACGAGTACGACAACATCGACGAGACGCTCGATAAGTTCAACAAGAATCAGGCCGACCTGATCAGACGGCTCAACGGTAAGTAACCCTCTTAGATTATGAAAACTAAGAGGGTTTTTTATCATTACGGCCCGTACGAGACAGCCGTCATCGGCATCGTTCGTGTATGTGTATTGAATATAATTTTCTGCAAGGACCCTAAATGAAGGGGCGTTGTCGACGTAAATGGAAAGATTTTCATTTTTAATTATAAGTGCTTGAAAATCAAATAGAATAATTTTCAAAATGTGTAATTTTTTTCACACACTCTGAGATATATAAAGAAAACAAAGACGAAGATGATGATTGTATTAAGTGTAGTCCTTGTGGCGATATACGTGCTGCTTTTTGTATATAAACCAGTTAAAGGTGAGCAGAATTAAGGGAGAATTGGAGCAGGACAGGGCAGAGAAGTCCACTCAGCGCGACAGGTACATGATCAGGCAGGAGAAACTAATTGTGGAGCTGCGGAAACAAGTTCATGAACTGACAATAAAATTAAAAAAAAAGTGACCATCAATGATCAGCCTCTTTACGACCTCAAGAAGATCAGACCTGTGCCGGGATTTCCGAACATGTGGATGACAAGAAATGGCCAGGTGTACGATTCACGTTTAGGCAACCTGCACGGCGTTTCAGTAGAGGGAATGGTTATGCTGAAGGTAGATTACGTCGACCATGTGAGTATGTCGCGCCCCGTATTAGTATATGCCGACGAACTCTATAGAAAGGTCTGGAAACGTGAAGCGCCAAAGGACACATGGGTCCCGGGGGAGGACATCAAGATGAACGTAAGAGATGCACTGAACGTGGATCTGATCAAAGCACTGGAAATTTACCAACCAGAATATAACGTTGGAGCGAAGAAGCTGAAGGAGATCAACGAGAAGCTCGTCAAGTTCCTCAATGCGGAGGGATACGACATTAAGGAGATATTAAAATGACAGAGCAAGAGATGATAGCTGAAATAATGACATACAGAAAGGTCATGTACGGCATGGCGTATCACATCCTAAAGAATGTTGACGACGCTGACGACGTGACCCAAAATGCTATGATCAAAGCCGTTACTAGAATTTCACAATTCGACGAGACGCGAGCCAAACTTCAAACATGGTGTTGTGCAATAGTGAAGTTCGAGGCGCTCCAGCTGAAGACCAGATCTAATATGCAGATGGTCGAGTACGTCTCGAATTTTCACGACTCGATAGAAGAGGATGAGGAGACGTGGATGGACGACGCGAGCATGGTGAAATTCATGTCCGAAAAGGTGCAGCATCTCGTCAGGACCTATCCCTTGATAATAAGGTACGATCTGGCAGATGACTTCCTGTTATATTATTCTGGTGGACGGGGTTACAAAAATAAAAGATCAAAAAACTTTCAGTCAAAGTTGAAATCGTACCAGCGGATGGCTGACGATCACAATGTTAATATTAGTATCATCAAGACCACGTTTAAGCGCACGCTCGACATGCTGAGATTGAAGTTGAACAAATACATCAGGACAGAAAACAATTAAAAAATGGAACTGACGGAAGAGATGTTGAGATGTGCGCACGTTGCGTACACTAGAGAGCTGAACGAGGCGGTTGAATCAGAGCGCTACGAGGCTGCTGCTGCATTCAGGGACGTGATCAAGATACTGTCTGACGCCATTCTGGGATACAGAGACGCCGACAAGGAGGTCATGGACATCCTATTTTACTGTTGCATGATGTACGGCAATCTCGTCGACATTAACGAGGAGGACGAGAGCGAGACATACGAATTGGAGGGCTGTTTCTTTCAGTTCGCTAATCCCTCGAAATAAAATAAAAAAAAATAAAAAGAAAGATAAAAGAAATGGAAAAACAAACATTAAATGACCATGCGGAAGCGTTCTATCTCTACCAACTGAGACGGATGAAAGACAAAGAGGAATCTAAGCTCTTCTCTTTATGGTGGACGGAAACCGGCAGAGATCAGTACATATCAACGTGTGTCCGTGCCTTCTTTATATATTCAGTACTGGTCATTAGATCTCTCTGTATACTCTAAATAAAAAAAAACATTAAACAAGAGATGATGTACAAGGAACAAGACAAGTTCAACAGGAAGATATGTGTGCTGACGATGGCCACCGGGCCTTACAAACAGTTTCTGCCCAACCTGATAGCAAGTATCAACCAGTACTTTCTACCAGGATATGACGTGACGGTGCACGTCTATACGGACGAACCCGATAGCGATTTCCCGCGCGTTAGAGCGCACTTCTTAGAGCACATTCCCGCTCGGAAGTGGTACCCTACGCTGGATCGGTTCCACATATTCGTCGACAGTCGCATGGTCATAGACGGGTACGACAACTACGTATATCTCGATTCAGACACGCTGCTGACGGACTATATTACCGAGGAGATACTAGGAGACCGTGTCTACGTGCAGCACTGCGGCTTCGTCAACCGTAGGGGACCCTACGAATCCAATGAGAATTCCGCTTGCTACGTCGGGGACGAGAACAAATCGCCGTACATCGCAGGAAGCATCTGGGCGTTCTCAAACGAGGAGTTCTGGAAGTTCATGGACAACGCCATCAAGATGGTGGAGGCTGACATTAAAAATAGAATCCTACCTGTATGGGCAGACGAGAGCGTCATCAACCGTTATTCGCTCGACAATCCTGCGACCACGCTTTTAGATCCTAGCTATCACTACCCTGAGTATACGCAGATCATCACGGACTGCTGGCACAATCAGGGATTGGACTATCCGTGCAAGGTGTTGCAGCTCGACAAATCGAAACATTTAGGATGATATACGATGAGATAGACGCATACTTCACGAAAAATTTTGACGATCTCACAACGACGGCGATGACGATATTCAGGACCTGTCACGGCGCTGGTCACGTCGACGACCTCTTTCAAGAAGCTTACATGCACATGAGGGAGCGGTCAGATAAAATAACGGTGAAGAACATCGAGGCATTCTTCGTCCAGTTCTGTAGAACCCAGCTGACCTGGTCCAACTCAAAGCACAACATCAGCGTGAGGAAGACGGTCCCACAGATCAGGTACGAATCGGAATACAAATATTCATCAGAGACGGACGCCATAAATGATACTCAGGAAAAAATATTGCTGGAAAAATGGTATACGGCACGCAAGTCCGCTATAGCGATTTATAAGATGCAGAAAAAACATAACAAATTTTTATTAGAACTGTACATGGATACTAACGGATCTAATCAGGTGATGTCAGAACGCCTGATGGTTTCAAGATCGTCGGTGTCCAGACTGATACAAAAAATGAAGCAAGATATACAGGAAATTTTACGAAACTTATGAAGAACTTTCTAATACTAGGCTGTGGTCCAAGCGCAAGTAAGGCGATCGGTCTGGAAGGATATATAACAGTCGGAGTTAATGATGCTGCAAGGTATCACAAGATCGACTACCACGTGGTTGTGGACAGAATGATAAGGTTCTCAGATGAGCGTCAAGAGATAATAAGTAATACTTTATCGAGATGTTTGTTCACACAACTGCCGGCAAAAAATATGGAAACAAGATCTGTTGACAGGATGTACATCGAGATGCAGAAAAAGAGAGGTTGGTTTCCTGACAAACATTTATACTCTTTTTCGCACCACAGTCCATTTATTGCGGCGCAGGTTGCTGTGCGTTTAGGAGCGACCTGTCTGACTTTCGCCGGAGTAGACCTAATATCCCATCCGAACTTCAATAGGAGACAGCTAGCGGAGTCGAGACTCCATCTGGAGCAGATGCTGAATTATTATCATGGGCAGGGAATAGAATTAGTAAATCTCGGAAATAATAACATCCTTAGCGGAATATGCGGAATGTAAAACCTTTTAACGCTGGTACGATGACGAGCGCTGCGTTCTTTGGGATGATCAGATCGACGTTACGAAAACGGAGTCAGTACTGGAAACCATCTCAAATCGTGAAGCAGGCTGCGAAACGGCCGTACACCGGAGACAACCCAAGGCAGAAGTTCGAGTACATGTGTAATATTTGTAAAGAATACTTTCCGGGGAAAGAGATCGCTGTCGATCACATTGTGGAGGTCGGTTCGCTGACGTGCTACGAAGACCTCCCGGCGTTCTGCGAGGCCTTGTTCTGTGAGGAGTCCGGTTTGCAAACAGCGTGTAAGACGTGTCACGACAAGAAGACGAAAGCTTACATGGATGGAAAAAAATTAAAGTAAATCAGATGTCCTCCTTTGTAAGGACTTGATCAAGGCAACTCGTTGTAACGTCTTTACGACTCCAGGAGTGCGCCTCCCGCTCGGGACAACTGCCCTACGGGTACAAAGATAGTAAAAAATTCACAATCGATTCCTCCTATTTTTGTAAGGACTTGATCAAGGCAGTCCTTGCGTCCTGCTTAGATATGCTGAGTATCAGCGAATGGAGCTTGTCTATGCTGGTGCATAAATCATTGTGCAGCACCTTGGAAACCTTTGACCTCTCTCTCTTCTTTTTCATTTGTCGAACTGTTTTTTTATTAAATTTCTTAGATCTTCTATTACGGTCGTAAGTTTCGTCATGGTGTTAAGTCCCTCTCGTTGGAGGTCTCTTAATAACGTATTGAGCTCCTTGAGCTCCTTGTTCTTGTGCTCGAGTCCACTCTTGAAGTACCATAAAAAGTAGCCAAGAATCCCGATTATGGGACTCATCTTGGCTAGTTCTAAGAATATTTCGTTCATGTTTTTTTTATGTTTTTTCTTTCGTAAAGACGTTACAACATCAGATGACCATGATTCCATTGTCCCAGTTCGTGCTAGAATCTGGCTCGGTATCGTCCTTGTTACTTTCCGCAGTCCATCCTGGATAGTCGTCCTCGTTCAGCTTCAAGAATTTGGTCACTCGGTTCTCATAGTACTCCGCCATGTCGCTGTACTTGCCGATCTGGAACGCCAGCGTCTTCTCGTCTATTTCACGAGAGTACTCTCCGTTCTGTAGCTGAGGACCCTTGTTCTTCCACTGCACCCAGTTGAATGGCATTGCTATCACCGCCGTTCTCCACGCCATGGCTGGCGCGATGTGCTCTACGAGCAATATCTCAGTTGCGGTAAGCGTCTGCGCGTTGTACTTGACCACCAGTGCGTCGAAGTACTCTCGGCCTAATATCAAGGACATGTGAAGTTCGGCAGCGGGCTGCGCGTAAGGCATCAAATTCTTGGCATCCACGTTCTGCGATATGCCGGTCTGACTTTGGAGGTATGTCTCCGTAATGAAGTACAATGTAGTCGCCATAGTTATGCTGTTTTTTCTTCAAGTTTTAGGTCGATTCCGGTGAAGGTTATCGATCCAGATTTGTTAATGATGTCTATAAACTCGTCATAGAACTCTTCCAAGGTCTCTCTGAGCGGTTCGACGACGGCGGCCTCGAATATTCTGAACGAAGTCTTGATCTCCTCGGTATTTCCGAGCTGTCCTGCGGTCTTCACGCCCATTATGCTTGGATTGATTTGATGCGAGAAACAGATGTTGTCTCGTAAATCTTTACTGGTCTGCATGAAGAGCTTGTCGTTCTGAGATGGAGATGCGGTTATGATGTCAGGCATCTGGTCCCTGTTCGTGGAGAACAAAGTGATCACGCGCCCTGCTGCTGCAGCGCCCTTGGCAGACTGTATCTCTGTCTTCATCTTCTTCTTGGCCTCTTTGTTGGCAGGAGTCGACGGGAAGTTCAAAATAAAGGAAGGATTGATTGAATTTTGAATATTACTTTTTTGAAGGTAAGACACTTCGCCGTCGAGAAATATCCAGTTTCCTGCCGTGGCATAACCTGGTATCGCATAAGTAAGTAAACCAGCAGAAGACACCTGGTGCATCAGCACGCAATCCTGTTGTAATTTTGTTCTGTCGTACACCGGCAGACTACTCATAGATGAACCCACAGACCAGTCTCGTTTCAAGAATATTTTAGTGACGTTGCCGTACATGTCCGATAGCGTGTGACGGACCATAACAGGATCGATCCTGTTGACAGCCAGTATGTTTCCCTTCTCGTCGAACTGTAGCCGCAGGTACATTCTGGCGTGGACGATCAAGTCCTGACATATCTTCTTGTAGCTCTTGGTAATGTACTGCATCACCATCGCCTCTTTGATCTTCTCGGGAACAGTAGTACCCTTAAAATCGACAGTGTATCCAGATCCTGCAACTAATGACTGCTTGAAATCACAGATCGCTCTGTGCAAAGAACTTGTGTAATACATGGATGCGAGAACGTCTGGGTAGAGGTTGTCCGTTCCGAAGTATACGAATCCGCCGCCGCCTATTAACCGGTCGTTTATGTATGGTTTGGACAGGTCACCGTGGTTGTACAGGCTCGAGTTCATCACTGAATACTCGGCTTGCTTCTGTTTTGACTCGCCAAATTGCATTCCTAAAAATTTCATATTATCTGTAAATTTGATTTATAGTGATGTCCTCACCCTCGACGATCACCATGCACTCTTTAAGTTTTGTGCTCCAGTCGTCAGGATCGAGACTCTCGGTCGCCGACTCGTATATCTCGCCCTTCCACTGGCCGCTCGGTAAGCTCACGATTCCCGCCATCGCGTCAAGTCCTGTTGGCTGTTCAGTTATGTCGAAGAGCGTGTAACTATCTGTCAGTTGGACGCTAGGCGCAGTGAAGATGTTGACCGCCTCAGTCGATCTGTTGGTGAATTGGAAAATGAAATACGGCGCCGCCAACGTGACGCTCTCCCATAGAGTCAACGGTATTTTGTTGACCGATCCCTTCTCGATGTATATCAGCATTTAGTTGTTTTAATAATACTGTGCGAAAGGTTCGTCAACAATCATTTCGGAATTCTAAAAAGAAAAACGCCTATCCTTAAAAAAAAGATAGGCGTTTTGTGCGTTTGGAAAATTCTTAGATAATTGCAGCAAGCAATCCTTCAGTGAAGGTGTATGCTTGGTACTTCTCCTCACCAGAAAAAGTCATCGTGTAGTTGGCAGATTCCGAACCGCCAGTCGTGGCAGTAAGGTTGAGACCGTTGTTGGCTCCTAAGAACCAGAACGTTCCGTTGTTGTCCTCAGCGATGATTATTAAATCTCGAAAACCTTCTGCAAGGATGGCGATCTCGTTCCTCTTGTCGACGTCCCTCTTGTTCAAGATCAACGTTACTATCTGAGCCCATCCGTCCAAGCCTACTGTCGGATCAACCTGGTCCTCAGTGTAGTTAGATCCGGAAGTCTTTCTGAACTCATACTTGTAGAATAAGCCAACGGGCGAGGTGGCAACCATAGTGATTGCCGTAACCACCCCAGCTACAACGGTGTAGCTGGAAACGTCAAGCAAATCTGCGATGTATATGTTCTTGATACCCTTTATGTTTGGGGTACAATCTTTTGTTGCACCCGTTAATGTGTTACATGACATAAATTTATGTTTTTATTTTAAACTGAAAAGGCCGGATACCGGATTTAACCCAGTCCCGGCCTGTTCTATTTTATTTTACTTATTGATTAGCTGTAGTATACAATTTCCTCTGGGTTTGTGAAACCAACGAAGAATTTAAAGTCAGTTCTGGTTCTGATTGTGGCATCGCCAGTAGTAAGCTTCATGTTGATCGTGTTGATCTCAGAAACGTCACCTAGTAAGTCGTAAGCGTAAACTAAGTTCATGCCTATGGTAGCTACCATTGTGTCAGCTGACATACCTGGAGAAACAATTATCTTGATTCCTTGGTACTGCAGCGGATACGCTTCTGAAATAGATGCGTTTGGTAGTACAGATGCAGCCTGCTGGAAAAGCGAAGCAGCGGAAGCGCCCATCCAGATTCTCAATTCGGTTTTCTTGTAAGAGATAGACGCAGGAAGAGCAGCTTTAACTTTCGCAAGTTCTGCAAGGATGTTAGTAGCAGTCAAAGTGGTGGCGGTCACATCAAGAACAGCAGCATCAGCTAACAGTTTCTTCTCAAGACCGTCGCACATAGAGTAAGGATACACCGTTGAAAGTGTGTCACCCTGCCATGCGATCACTGAAAGTCCGTCTTTAACCTTAGCAGCTAATACGTCGTAATAGTGAGACATGAAGTTTGCTGGCGCGAAATCTGTCATGTTAGATCCTGATCTCATCCACTGAGCAATGAACGAAGACTCTAGATCGTCCTGACAAGTTTGAGTCATTACTGACAACTTACAAGGCGTGATTGTGATGGCATCAAGGTCAGATGCTGTTGCAGTGAATGCACAAGCAAATTCTTGGATTGGGTCCGTAAAAGTAAGGACACCTAACTTAGTTGACTCCTTTACGTCAGGAACCTGTCTGAACTCAGCGAGATCCTAGTTAGATAACGTCGCTTTGATGAACCACTCTAGTGGATTTGGACAAAGCAAAGCAGCAGGTTCTACTGTAAGGTCAAATTTTAATTTTTTAGACATATTTTAATTTTTTATTTTATTTCATCTGATTATTATTACTGTATCAGCATTGTTTTTTTTTCGTTACTTAGAATAAGCGTTGATCAATTTCATTGCTTGGATCTTTTTGTCGAGCGCAGACATCTTGACTGGTTCTTCTGCAGGAACCTGTTGTGACTCGATCTGTATCGCTGCGATTGCTGCATATATCTCGTCTAGCTTAGGTTGAATTATAGCAAGTATTGCCTCCTCGTCAATAGCAGCAGGTTCAGCAGGCACATCTTCAGCAGGTTCAGCAGGCACATCTTCAGCAGGTTCAGCAGGCACATCTTCAGCAGCTTCAACAGGCACATCTTCAACAGGCACATCTTCAGCAGGTTTTTCTTCAGGAATTACCTCGGTGATTACGCCTTCGGTGATAGTCACCACTTCGTTCTCGATGAGAACTTCACCCGTATAGTCTTCTACGACATCTAGATTCTCGTCGATGACAGTGACAGCAGCATCCACAGCTATCTCGTCAGCAGCAACGGTTACGACTGCATCCTCGGGGGTTACGCCCTCTACATCTTTAAACTTCTTGGTGGCTGCGAAACGCTTAACGTTCTTAAATTCTTTCTTCATAATATTTTTGGTTAGTTTTAATCCTAATAGACCCTCTATCGAGAATCCTAGTTTTCCTTGTTTCTTCACCTCGTCGTCCCAGAACTTCTTGTCGGTGACCTTCGCCATGACGAACCATGTTCCCTTGGGTAAATCTGTGAATCCGAACGTCCTGGACTTGTCCATCGCCGGATCTTCTATGATCCAGTGCTCTAATACGAACACCGGAGCAGGTTCTTTTGTGTGCTCGACGTTGAATGTAGAATTCTTCTTGGCGAACTTCTCGACCAGCTGGGCCGTCACCTGCTCGGTAAACACGACGTTGTACTCTCCGTCCTCGTCGTTCCTGTATATCTCCATGTTCGGAATTATGGCAGGTCCGGCGATGATCATACGTTCTGCATCAGCTGCAAAAGTCATCTGCGCATGACTCGAGAGCTTAACGCCCTTGATCATTATGGCAGGATTGGACGTCACGGCGATCATATCTATATTCTCGTCGAGACCATCGGCCGAAATCTTGTAGGTTGGTAGTTTCACGAACATACTGTGTTTGCATTAATTTTTTTTCGCGGCCTTCTGGTACGACGTGATGTTGAACGCCAGTATGACCGGCAGATCACACACGTTTTCCCATTTGGTTATATCGTCACAGCACAGGAACAGTATCAAACTTTCCCAGGCGAACGCCCCGTGGTTCTTCTGCATCTCCATCTTCTTCCGTTCAGCGGCCGTCATCACGTCTTCTTCTTCGAGCATGTCCTCCTCGTTCTCCTCGAACAACGACTGGTAGACGGCAATAAGTCCGTTGCGGTAGTTCAGGTATTCTTGCCAATTCTTGGCGAGCTGATCTGCGGGCATCTTCAAGAATCTTAAAGAGCGATAGTCTATATCTACTTGATTGTAAGGCTCGTAGGTGTGCTTCACCATTCCGCCGTTAAACTTTTTTCTGTAGAGCACCGCGAGCAGTTTGTCGAGTTCCCCGTGAGTCAGGTAGTGTTCTAAGTCGATAAATTCTCCTAGTGTGATCTCCTGAAAGTTCATCCTTTCTAGCGTCTCGTCCTCCATGTTGACGGTCAGCCCGACGGTGTACGCCTTCATCTCGTCCTGCATGTTCTGTATGTCCTGCATCACCTCCCTGGCCTTCATTCTCCCTACCGTGGTCTTGTCCACGTCGAGGAATATGCTGACCAGCTCGATGTTGTGCTTCAAGGGCGTCAGCTGCATGCCAGCCACCTCTATTATTTCTTTATACTGTTCAACGGTCATAGTTCTGATGCGTTTCTGATGGTTGATAATCTCAGGTTAGTCTTGACAAGGTCGGTCTCGGAGACCACCGCCTTGATCAGCTGCGGTTCTGCCGCTCCGGCTGTCGCAGATTCTCCGGTGCTGAGCCCGTTCTCGTTGCCCCGACCGAACAGGGTGAACCCTGGTGCCTGTGTCGGAGGAGCGGGTTTTGGTATGGACGATACGTAATTCGTGG